AGATTACAATCAACTATAAAAACCCTGATGATCTGGAGAATGCGATTAAGGAGCGAGTCAAACGCCTACTGAATGCTGATGTGATAGACGTCACTCCACTAAACAGTAACCTCGACGATGAGTTGGGTGTAGCCACTATACAAGAACAGCCAGAAGATGACGACAGCGAAGCAAGCGATTGAGAATATATCCATAAAGGATATTCCGGCGATACTGCCTATGCTCTCGCTACCAGAGCAGGAAAAGCTCCTCGCTGAACTTGAGAAGTTGGATGAGCTACGGACAAAGCAGCAGGCGCAAGATAAGTTTTTGCCATTCGTTAATCAGGTATGGCCCACATTCATAAGTGGTAGGCATCACGCTAAGATGGCGTCAGCGTTCGAGAGAGTGGCAGAAGGTAAGACTAAACGGCTGATAATTAATATGCCACCTCGACACACTAAGTCAGAGTTTGCCTCATACCTGTTACCCGCGTGGTTCCTAGGTAAGTATCCACATAAAAAAGTAATTCAAACGTCCCACACAGCTGAGTTGGCGGTGGGCTTTGGTAGAAAGGTACGTAACCTTGTCGATCAGGAAGTCTATAGCAAGTTATTTCCGGGGGTTGGCTTACAATCAGACTCAAAAGCGGCTGGTCGGTGGGCGACTAACAGCGGTGGAGACTATTTTGCTATTGGTGTGGGAGGTGCTGTCACTGGTAAAGGTGCGGATCTCCTCATTATTGATGACCCCCACTCGGAGCAAGAGGCGGCATTAGCCGATATTAACCCAGATATCTACGATAAGGTGTACGAGTGGTACACATCCGGCCCTCGACAGCGACTACAGCCTGGGGGAGCCATCGTCATAGTGATGACAAGGTGGTCAAAACGTGATTTAACGGGTCAAGTAGTCAAGGCAGCGGGGCTAAGAGGCGGTGAAGAGTGGGAAGTTATTGAATTTCCGGCTATTTTGCCCTCTGGTAACCCACTTTGGCCTGAATTTTGGTCAATGGACGAGCTTTCTGCCCTAAAAGAGGAGCTTCCTAACCCGAAATGGCAAGCTCAGTACCAACAAGCCCCTACATCAGAGGTTTCAGCCATTGTGAAACGTGAATGGTGGCAGGATTGGGAGGAAGAAGGGCCACCATACTGTGATTTTGTACTACAATCGTGGGATACGGCGTTTGAAAAGACAACTAGGTCGGACTATTCTGCGTGTACAACGTGGGGAGTGTTCTACCAAGAAGATCCTGACACAGGAAAGACAGAAGCGAATATAATTTTACTTGACGCATTCAGAGATAGGCTGGAATTTCCAGCGCTTAAACGCAAAGCACTAGAACAGGTTGATGAATTTAATCCTGATTCAATAATTATAGAGAAGAAAGCGTCCGGTGCTCCGCTTATCTATGAAATGCGTGCAATGGGTATACCCGTGCAGGAGTTCACCCCTGTAAAAGGTAACGATAAGATAACCAGACTCAACGCAGTGTCAGATATGTTTGCGTCTGGTAGAGTATGGGCACCGCCTACACATTGGGCGGAAGAAGTGATTGATGAAGTTGCGTCATTCCCCGCAGGGGAACATGATGACTATGTTGACTCGGTATCCTTGGCACTAATGCGGTTCAGAAAAGGTGGATATCTCCGTGCGACATTAGATGAAGAAGATGAAGAGCGTACGTTTAGAAGGTTCTCACCAGGATATTATTAAGGATAGGAAAAATGGCTACAAACTCTATAGATAAAGCAGTAAACCAAGCACCAATGGGTATAGGAGATACAGATGGTATGGGTGGACTGACCATGCCGGAGAACTTGGAGGCTGATCTTGAAATAGAGATTGAAGATCCTGAGAGTGTGACGATATCGACTCCAGATATGGAGATTGTTATTGATCCTGATGCGATGGCTGATGATGAGTTTGGCGCTAACCTAGCAGAAGAGATTGACCCACAAGAACTACAGAATATATCTGGAGATTTACTGGGGGACTTTGAAGAAGACTTAGCTTCTAGGAAAGACTGGATACAAACATACGTTGATGGCCTTGAGTTGTTAGGTATGAAAGTAGAAGAGCGTACGGAGCCTTGGCCTGGTGCTTGTGGTGTTTATCATCCACTCCTATCTGAAGCACTGGTTAAGTTCCAAGCCGAAACAATGATGGAAACCTTTCCAGCGGCTGGCCCAGTTAAAACACAGATCATAGGGAAAGAAACAAAAGAGAACAAAGCGGCAGCAATACGGGTACAGGATGATATGAATTATCAGCTGACCGACAAGATGCCTGAGTACAGAGCCGAGCATGAAAGAATGTTATGGGGTCTAGGACTATCGGGTAATGCGTTTAAGAAGGTGTACTACGATCCATCCCTTGAACGGCAAGTTTCTATTTATGTACCAGCAGAAGATGTTGTGGTGCCTTATGGAGTGTCTGACTTAAAGAGTGCACCTCGTGTAACTCATGTCATGCGCAAAACTCCTAACGAGATGCGACGGTTGATGCATGCGGGGTTCTACTTAGATATAGAATTACCAGAACCACAGAATACGTTCGACGATATTGAGAAAAGTATCGCTGAGAAGATGGGATTCCGTGCGTCATCGGATGATCGATACAAAGTCCTTGAAATACAATGTGACCTCGACCTAGCTGGGCACGAGGATGTAGATGACGGGAAAGAAACAGGTATTGCGCTACCGTACGTAGTCACTATTGAGAAGCAAACCAGACAGATACTAGCTATTAGACGTAACTGGAGATCAACTGATGATACCAAGCAGAAGAGAAATCATTTCGTTCACTACCCTTATATTCCAGGGTTTGGTTTTTACGCTTTTGGTCTTATTCACCTTATCGGTGCTTTTGCTAAATCTGGGACTAGCATTATTAGGCAGCTTGTTGATGCTGGCACTCTCTCCAATTTGCCTGGTGGTTTTAAAACTAGAGGCCTTAGAGTTAAAGGCGATGATACGCCGATAGCCCCAGCTGAGTTTAGAGATGTTGATGTAACCAGTGGAACAATAAAAGATAACATTATGACGCTCCCATACAAGGAGCCAAGTCAGGTGTTGTATACACTGTTAGGTAACATTGTAGAAGAAGGACGTAGGTTCGCTTCGGCAGCTGATCTCAAGCTCAGTGACATGTCAGGGCAAGCTCCTGTGGGTACGACACTAGCCATACTAGAGCGCACATTGAAAGTCATGAGTGCGGTACAGGCGCGGATACACTACGCAATGAAAGAGGAGTTTAAACTTCTCAAAGGCATTATCCGTGACTACACACCAGACGAGTATTCTTATGAGCCAGTAGAAGGGTCAGCCCGTGCAAAGGGTTCGGACTATGACAAGGTAGATGTTATTCCTGTGTCAGATCCTAATGCAGCGACAATGGCGCAGAAAGTTACGCAGTACCAAGCAGTGTTGCAGATGGCAGCTCAAGCGCCACAGTTATACAACCTACCGTATCTGCATCGTCAGATGCTCGAAGTGTTAGGAATTAAAAATGCCCAGAAGCTGGTACCAATGGAAGATGACCAGGAACCGCGTGATCCAGTATCAGAAAACATGGATGTCCTTAGAGGGAAGCCTGTTAAAGCATTTATTTATCAGGATCACGAAGCCCATATTACGGTTCATATGTCGGCTATGCAAGATCCGAAACTAATGGCTCTAGTACAACAAAGCCCTATGGCAAAACAAATGGGTGCAGCTCTAGCCGCACACATACAAGATCACTTAGCTTTTGAATATCGCAAACAGATTGAAAAAGCTGCGGGTGTTCCATACCCAGCGCCAAACGCTGAAATGGATGAAGATACAGAAGTTGAAATTTCTCGGCTTGCTGCGGCAGCTGCCCAACAAGTTTTACAAGGAAACAAATCGGAAGTTGCTCAACAAAAAGCGCAACAAGCTGCACAAGATCCAATCGTTCAGATGCAACAACAAGAGTTGCAGATCAAACAACAAGAAGCACAAACGAAACAACAGAAAGTCGCTCTGGATGCGGCAGAGAAGATGGATCGTTTGGAAATCGAAAAAGAACGTATTGCAGCCCAAGAACGTATCGCCGGAATGCAGACTGGAGCCAAGATTGCTATGGACAAGTCTAATTTATCTGCTAAACAACAAGAAGAAGGGTTACGTATGGGTATAGAACTCGCAAGAGAAGCTGCGCAAGAAGATCAAGCAATGCAGCAGATGCAACAGAATCAACAACAACCAAGAAAGGAAGATGAGTGAGCAACGACCTCCTGAATTATCTTATTACTAGGGTAGATGGAGAATTAACAACCATAGAGCAGGACTTAGCAGTAGGACACGCTAAAGATTACGCGGAATACAAACACACATGCGGTATCTATAGAGGGTTACTACTGACCAAAAATATATTAAATGAAACATTAGAAAGGATGGAAAACAACGATGAGTGAACTTCTTATCGGCACGAACCCCGATAATCCAGAAGAAGCAACGGTACTACCTGATACTGCGGAGCGTAAAGCTAAGCAACTACCAGAACCCTCTGGTTATCGCATTTTGTGCGCAATCCCCGATGCAGAGCAAGAGTACGAAAGTGGCCTCGCTAAAGCTGATATTACTATTACTAACGAGGATTTACTGACTACTGTGTTATTTATCATGAAAATGGGGCCGGATTGTTATAAAGACAAAGACCGTTTTCCAAGTGGGCCTTGGTGTAAAGAAGGAGATTTTGTTCTCGTTCGACCACATGCAGGTACTCGCTTAAAAATTCATGGTAAAGAATTTCGGATCATTAATGACGATAGTGTCGAGGGGGTTGTAGAAGATCCTCGTGGCATTTCGCGTAGTTAGGAGAGGGTTATGGCAGAAGCTGAGAAACAAGAAGTAGAGCAGGAAGAGCCGGACTTTGAAATAGAAGGTGAAGAACAAGAAGTAGAACTCAAAGTTGAAGATGATACTCCTGAAGCAGACCGTAATCGGTCTCCAATGCCTAAAGAAATAGTTGAAGATCTAGAGAAAGATGAGCTAGACAACTATTCAGACGGAGTAAAAGAACGGTTTAAGCAGATGAAAAAGGTGTGGCATGATGAACGCCGTGCTAAAGAAGCTGCTCAACGAGAGCATCAACAAGCCATAGAGATGGCTAAAAAAGCTTTAGCAGAAAACAAAAAACTGCAAGAAGAAGCTAAAAAGGGTCGTGAAGCGTATTTAAATTCAGCTAAAAAATCTGTTGAATACGAAACTGAAATGGCTAAACGAGCCTATAAAGATGCGTATGAATCAGGTGATACAGACTCTATTGTTGAAGCTCAAACTAAACTTTCTGAAGCAAATTACAGAAGACAACAAATTGAAAACTATGAACCTCCTAGACAGGAGGAAGAAAATAGTGTAAATAGTACATCAACTGAAGCTGTTAAGCCTCAACTAGATGCCAAAACCATGGCGTGGCAAGAGCGCAATACTTGGTATGGAACAGATGAAGAAATGACTGCGGCGGCCCTAGGGTTTCACCAAAAGTTAGTTCGACAAAAAGGCGATGCTTACGTAGGTTCAGATGATTATTGGTCGGACGTTGACAACACAATGCGCCGCAGATTCCCTGAATATTTTGGGGAAGAAAATTCTACGGACGGGGGCGGCAAGCCTGTTCGTGCAGAAAACAAACCCGCCACAGTGGTTGCACCAGCATCCCGAAGTACATCTTCCAAACGGATCGTACTAAAGCAGTCACAGGTAGCTCTAGCTAAAAAACTTGGCTTGACACCTGAACAATACGCTAAAGAACTTAGGAGATTGGAGAACCAAAATGGCTAATAATAGTAAAGATACTAGACTTGCACGCGAATTAGAATCACGCGATACAGCGGAAAGACCTAAACAATGGGTACGACCGGAAGTACTTCCAGAACCAAACAAAAAACCTGGATTTACGTATCGTTGGGTTAGGGTTGCAATGTTAGGACAGCAAGACCCACGTAATGTCTCGTCCAAAATGCGAGAAGGTTGGGAACCTGTTTTGGCTAGCGAGCAACCACATTTACAAATGCTTGTCGATCCCAATAGTCGTTTCAAAGACAATATTGAGGTCGCGGGTTTGTTGCTTTGCACGATGCCTGACGAGATGGTTGAGCAACGTAGAGAATACTTTACGAAGCAAAATGAGTCTCAAATGGAATCTGTAGACAACAATTTCATGAGAGAGAATGATCAACGAATGCCTTTGTTTAAAGAAAAGCGTTCTACTACGTCATTCGGTAAAGGTAAATAATTTTTTAGAGAGGTTATAACATGGCTACTACAGCTGCCCCTTATGGGCTTCGGCCTATTAATCGGGTTGATGGCATGCCTTATGCTGGTGCAACAGATACTTTTCTGATTGATCCAGCTGGTGAAGCCACCAACATTTTTTATGGACAAGTCGTTATTATTGGCGCTGACGGATATATTGCTATATCAACCGCTACTGGTTCTGACATTACTACCAATAACCTTGGTGGTGCTAATGTAGGTGCTATTGGTGTGTTTGTTGGTTGCGAGTATGTTAATGAGCAAGGCCAAGTAATCAACGCTCAATACTACCCATCAGGTACTTCTAATGGTGGAGAAATTAAGGCTAAAGTGATTACTGACCCATCTGTAGCTTTCCAAGCTCAATTAGATGGTTCTGGTGCGCAAACAGTTTTGGGTAATAATACATTCTTCGCTGCTGCACAGAGTACATCCACTGGTAGTACTTCTACTGGTAACTCTACAAGTGCTTTGGATGCTACTGTTAAAACAGCAGCCGCTGCCTTCCGCATCGTAGGTTTTGTTTCCGAACCTGGAGACGCATTTACAGATGTATTGGTAAAGTTTAACCCCAGCGCTCATTCATATTTGAATAACGTTGGATTATAAGGAGATATGTAAATGGCTATTTCACGCGCCCAACTACTGAAAGAACTCCTTCCTGGTCTTAACGCCCTTTTTGGCATGGAATATGCACGATACGGCGAAGAGCATAAGGAGATTTTTGAAACTGAAACTTCTGAGCGTTCATTTGAAGAAGAGACAAAGCTATCCGGCTTTGCAGCAGCACCTGTGAAGGATGAGGGTAATGCTATCGCTTACGATAATGCACAAGAGGCTTGGACTGCTCGCTACAATCACGAAACCATTTCGCTTGGTTTTTCTCTTACTGAGGAAGCCATCGAGGATAACTTGTATGACTCATTGTCATCTCGTTACACCAAAGCGTTGGCTCGTGCTATGGCATTCACTAAGCAGACCAAAGCAGCAGGAGTTCTTAACAGCGGCTTTACTGCTGGCGTAAACGGTGGAGACGGAGTACCTCTGTTTTCTACTGCGCACCCACTAGTAAGTGGCGGCACAAACAGTAACACTCCAGCTGTCCAAGCTGACCTTAATGAGACTTCTCTAGAGGCAGCTGTGATTCAAATTGCTGCATGGACAGATGAGCGTGGCCTACTGATCGCTGCTAAGCCTCGTAAACTCATTGTTCCACCAAACCTAATGTTCGTTGCTACCAGACTCCTAGAGACTGAGGGACGAGTTGGTACGGCAGACAATGATATCAATGCACTTGCAAACAACGGTTCTATCCCAGAGGGTTACACAGTTAACCACTTCTTGACAGATACCGATGCTTGGTTCCTTTCAACTGACGTACCTAATGGTATGAAGCACTTCGTTCGTGCGCCTATGGCAAACTCTATGGACGGGGACTTCGATACAGGTAATGTTCGTTATAAGGCTCGTGAACGTTATTCATTCGGGTGGTCTGATCCACTTGGTATGTTTGGCTCACAAGGCGCATAACAAAGCAACAAGGGAAGGGGGGTTACAAGCCCCCCTTTTTTAATCTATACTGTACGTACTAGGATACATATAACTTATATCGACTGACCTAGCAGACTTAATAGAGACGATATAAGAAGTGCTATTACACGAAAGGATTCACAATGGCTAATACTACTTTTTCCGGCCCATTAAGAGTCGGTGATGCCCAAAGATCAACAAACCCTCAAGTTGCTGGAGCAGTTTCTTTAGTTGCAACAGCATATATGGATGACCCAACAGCAGCTACAACTACAGAACTTCGTAGAGGCTCAGCTGCAACAGGCAATTCTGCTCTTTCAGTTATTCTTCCTAAGAACGCTATCGTTACTTACATTGAAGTAGAAGCGGACGCTACAGGCGGTACAAACCCTACGTTTGACCTTGGTTGGATAGAAGTTAAAACAGACACACCTGCTTCAGACCCTGATGGACTAATTGATAACGGCGATGCTGACGCAGGCCATACAGTTTTCAACTTTGCTACAGCAACTGTAGGTGATGACTTTGGCTTTGTTATGAGTTCTGACTACCCAGTAAAAATTACTGGTGGTGTAGGTGCTTCAGCAGCCACTGGTGGAAATATCACTATGCGTATTCACTACCATGTATATGACACTTCATTTGGTACAGACGGCAGCGGATCTTAATTAGGAGGTAAACCATGCAATACGATGTTAAATCGGCGTTTGCTACTGGTGATGGGGCTATGGCTAACTTTAGGACACGAATTAAAGGTGTCTTTTACGCTGTAGCTACTCCTGGCGACCCTCTAGTTTTCCATGATAATGCTTCAGCGGCTTCAGGTGATATAGTTTTAAAGTTACCAGCTTCTGTAGCAGGTCAACATACCGTAGGTATTCCAGGTGAAGGAATATTGTGCGAAAACGGTGTGTTTGTGGATATAGGCGGTGGTGCGGCTGTCACTTTAATTTACGGATAAAACTGTGGGAAACTTTGACCTGCCCAAAGCACTGGCTAGCTTAGTTCCAGTTCTGCTAGCAGCGATGTGGTGGGTCATTAGTTCTATTGGAGAAATTCAATCCAATATACAGTTAATTCGAGCAAATCAAATGCAACTTATAAGTCCGTCTGGAGTAATAGTTCCTAGCCCAGGCAACGCTTTTGCGCGACAAGAGTTGAAGGAAGAAATGCTTGAACATATCCACGACCTTAAAGTACGTGTTCACTTACTAGAGAAGAGTCAATAATGCGTAGAAAACTTAATAAAAAATCTATGGCTTGTAACAAGCCTAGAAGCACTCCAGGACATCCAAAGAAATCACACGCAGTTAAAGCGTGCGAGGGTGGCAAAGAAAAAATTATCCGGTTCGGTCAAAAAGGCGCTAGTACAGCAGGGAAACCTAAAGCTGGAGAATCTGCTCGTATGAAGGCTAAGCGTAAATCGTTTAAGGCTAGACATGGAAAGAATATAAAGAAAGGTAAGATGTCAGCTGCTTATTGGGCTGATAAGGTAAAGTGGTAATGTAATGAAAGCCCCTAAAGGTGTAACTAAAAGGGGCAAAAGATGGTATAAGAAGTGTAGTTATTGTGGTGTTGAGCAGTCTTATTTACGTAGGAATTATGCAATACATTCATTTTTACTTAACAAACGATGTAGAGCTTGTTCAGCAATAGTAAATAATACGAAGCCATATTACACTTATAAACAACTTAAACTTTCTTGGTTTTACGCATTTCAAAGAGGCGCAGAGGCAAGAGGGATTAAGTGGGATATAGAGGTAGAAGAAGTTTGGAAGTTGTACGAAGAGCAAAACAAAGTTTGTAAATTATCGGGGTTACCGATAGGTTGGGCAGACATAGGACGAAACCATACTGCCTCGATAGATAGAATAGATAGCAACAAAGGATACGTTTTGAGTAATATTCAACTAGTTCATAAAGATGTCAATGTTATGAAAAGTAAATACGATCAAAATTATTTTATTTCCACATGCCAATTAGTGGCTAAACGTAACGAGGATTGATATGGCTGAAAAAAAATCAAAGTCACCGCAAGTTTTAGCAGCGGAAAAAAGAAGACAAGAAAAACAAGAAGCAAAAAACACTTTTAGAAGAGAAACGAAAGATGCCACTTCAGTAATTGGCGCTGGCAGGTACAAAAAAATGTATCCACATGAGCTTGGTGTAGTGGGCAACTTAAAATATCAAGCAGAAAAAGGCGTAAAAAAGGCAAAAGAGGTTGGTAGCAAGGTAGTTGATAAAGCAAAAAATATGGGGGCTAAAGCAGGGAAAGCTCTCGAAACATTGCAAAATCCTACCGCAGCTAAAAAAGCACTGGAAGAAAGAAAGGCTAAAAGGGAAGGTAAAGCCTACGGTGGTAAAGTTAAAAAGATGGCATACGGTGGTAAAGCTATGAAGATGGCTGATGGTGGCATGCCTATGGTAAAAAAAGGCGGGAAAATGGTTCCTGCGTTTGCTGCTGATGGTGTAGGTAAAATGTCTTACGGTGGTAAAGTAAAGAAGATGGCTGATGGTAAGATGGTTACAAAGAAAAAGAAAACCACAAAAGTTTCTAAAAGCGAATGCTCTAGACGTGCTGATGGTTGCGCAGTTAGAGGTAAGACTAAAGGAAGGATGGTGTAGCATGGGATTCAAAAAATTTTTAAACGCAGTAAGTCCAGTAGCTAGCGTTGTTAACAAGTCTGGCCCAGTAGCCAAAATGCTAGGTATGGAAAAGAAAAAAGCAGTTGCAAGACCTATGAATAGTGGTGTAGTAGACATGGTTAAAAAAGGTCAAGCTAAAAACGCACTTCAAGAAGGACAAGCCAGAATAGCTCCTAAAAAAATGAGTAAAGGCGGTAAAGTTAAGAGTGGGTCATCAGCTTCTAGACGCGCCGATGGTTGCGCAGTAAAAGGTAAGACCAGAGGAAGGATGGTTTAGTCGTATGATGCCTTGTCGTGGAATGGGTAAGATTAAAAAGATGGCTATGGGTGGACAACCCAAAAAGAAGAAAAAGTCTGAATCTAAAGTCAACGAAGCTAAAAATTACACCAAACCAGGATTACGTAAGCGTATCTTTAACAGTATTAAAGCAGGTGGTAAAGGTGGTGCTCCAGGTCAATGGAGTGCTCGAAAAGCTCAGATGCTAGCTAAAAGGTACAAAGAAGCTGGTGGGGGCTACAAGTCGTAATGGCCCTCGCTAAATCACAGAAAAGTCTTAAGTCTTGGACGAAACAAAAATGGCGCACTAAAAGTGGAAAACCGTCAACGCAAGGTGCAAAAGCAACTGG